CAGCATGGTTATTCTATGTTTCGATAGAGTCGTCTGCGAATACTTAACTGTCATTCCAAATTTTGAGCAATGGTCCATGACCTTCTTGAAGATAGATTGTACCATTGGCTCTGATGCCTGCGGGATGCTAACTATTGCGTCGACATCATCTGAGTAAACCATGATCTTCTTCACATCTATATCGGTCATAATCCTCAAGAGTTTCATCATCAAAGTTGTATGTAGGGTCCAGAATGGGTTCAACCATCCCTCAATACCGCCGAGTTGGCCCCGTGATGATATAACTCTGTCCATATACTCATCATAATGATACACTTCCAGGCTAGAGAAATAATGACCCAGATCACCCCACCCTTCTTCTCCAAATAGATGTCCCATGAATTCTGCCAACTCACTGGTGTTGGAATACTGCATAGACTGATTGTGTCCTTCTATATCCAGCAGGAGAGAATAATTATCTGGATATGCCATATCCCTTGCCGCATCGTGGATTAATGCTTTCCTTTTCCTGTCAGTGGGTGTCATCAATTGTTCATCAAAATATGACAAAGCTTTCTTCATCTTGGCTGCAACCAGACTTAGTGAATGCTTGTTTTCTAATTCTCCATTAGCGAATAATCGGGCCTCTATTTTTTGTTCTCTTTCTTTTTCAATCAGTCTAGCCGGATTCTTCATTTCAATAGGTGTGGGAAGTTGGTGTGTCCTAACAATGGACGGTTGATAAGGCTTGATGTTTTTTGTCCTGAAAAAATCTTTTAGTTTATACTCTTTCCTCTCGATGACTTGCAGTAACTCCTTCCTGCTATCCCCTGGGCCATATGATATTTTGCTCTTCAATGCACCTTTATCTTTAGCGAATTCTAGTGGATCGGTTGTTAAAGTATTGTCCATGCAATTGAAGATCTTTATATCATCCCACCACGACAGTGGCAAAAGCTCTATCTGTGTTTGATCTGACTTCCGGGTGTATAATTCAAGGAGTTTTATCTTTGCAACTGGTCCGATCAAATTTGG